CCGACCTCTTCATTCTATTAAGGATACCCCCATACTGGATTACTCCAATACGGTTTCAATACCAAATAGACTTGCGTCTACCTGATAAAGTCCAAAATAGATTGGCGATCAGAGACGCCCAAAGTCTTATATCGGATAAGTGTATATCGAGGATCATCCTTCCTGTAATATGATTCTAAGAGAACCACACCCGGAAGAACAATCCCAGATCGAGCTCTTGGTTGAACAAGACCAATTGCTCGAACAAGGAAATCACCGCCTTTAACTCCACCCAATAACCATCCAGAACATTGCTGCTCTGTTGCATCTAAAGCTAAGATTGGTAACTTAGTTTTAAATAACATTTGACCAACTAGATCAAACATCTGCCATAATATACCAAATCTAATAAGATTTGCATCTTTCTCAGGTTCAGCATACCATGACGTTGTTATCTCAGGTCCATCAAAAAGATCATTGAGCTTTACCCAAGGATCATGGACAATAACAAAGAACCAGCGACAATAAGTCAACCACTGACGCATCCATCCCATCTGTAAGGTGTATTCACTTATTGAATTCACACCGTCCGTCGGAAACAGATACGCAGGACAAACCCTGATATCCTTTGGAGTCAATTTATTTCTTATTTTATCAATTATGACTCCTCGAATATAAGGATTGAGTGGCTGGCCTCTTCCTAACCATAATTCAATACAATTAGTGGTTAAGAGAGCCTTCAAATGCATTGACCACAGACGAGAGAACCTTAAGTTCTTTAATCTATCAATCTTTGCCAACTGTTTATAACCAGCACCACCAATCCGAGCCAATGTGCTAAATCTCCGGCTGTTATACTGGAGACCCAACGAAATCAACCCAAAAGGATGATAAAAGTTAAGGAAAGCACGAACTGACAAAGGACTAATGTCCTTGGCCAGATTATGAATCCTCAGTTTCTTCGCAAACTCTGCGCAACCGGTATTAGAAATTAAACTCTTTTGGAGTGAAATTTTAATATTCAGTCGTGATAGAGTTGACGAATAAAGTGAAGCAACCTTTGGGTCGCATATGACCACATCATCACCAAGAACTCCATATTTCATGAAGCGATCACTTGGATATATTTGTTCAGCGCACCACCAAATTAACATATGGTGGGATAACGCGAAGAGAGGCCAAGAAGAGTAATACCCGAGGGGCTGTCCAGCTACAAAGCTAACAGTCATCTTCCGCTTACCTTTCCAGAAGGGAACTTCGAAAAGGTTTAAAGCTAAACATGACCGCACACTTGAAGCAAACGACCGATCGAACAACATTGACATAACCTCAAACATGATCTGTAACGGCCATCTGTCCGTTGCAGACTTCAGATCAAAGCTATAACAATGTTGCTCACCAATCAGATTATCCAAAGGTCGGTCTTGATAAAATGTTCCATCAGTGGACAAATGAGCTAATACTCTCATCAGCCAATCGTGAACAGGGTACAACAACCTTTGGTTAATATAATTACCAATGGCAAATATCCTCCTCTTACCCCCGCCCTCAACCGACTGGCCTAAACGTCCACATATTGGAGCCTCTTTGATTTGATGATAACTAGGTAACTGGGGACCAGCAGTGGCCTCAAACTTATCTAAACAATAATTAGTAATTGAGGTGTTCCGCCGGTCCATAGCATATCTAGTATATGATGGCCAAAGGACGCCTTGAGAAAAGTGATCCTCTGATACATGAACTCTTTCCATTAGGAATGAAAAGTCATTTAGTTCAAATAAAAGAGAAGGAAAACAAGAGACCAACCTTCTCGGTAGCTTATTTTCTTGTATCACTTCCCTGAAGACTTCACGGACTCTTCTATGAGTTGGTAAGGACTTCCAGGTGGGTGTCCATGTCATCCCTTGATTAAGGGGAAGACTTGACACAAAGGGTAGATACCGGTCAATAAGTGAGTGAAGACAAGTTCTGAATTCACCACACCAAACTGACGCAGCCTCCAGATCTGTAGGTTCAACTATACTTTGTAACGTATTTTCATACGAAACTTTCTTTGCTAACTTTATAATTTTATTAATAGTAAAGAAAGATAAATATAATTGAACTAACCTATCTGCCTCATCATCCCTCCTACAAATCTTCTTTCTATGAAAAGAAGGAATGATGGTTGGGAACCCTTTGCGATTGAGAGCAACGAAAACTGGCAACGCAGATGGTGGTGTGTGAATACCACCATACGCAGTTTGTAGACAGGCCCCGCACTGTTTTAAATACAAAGCAGTGAATAGGAATCCAGATCTACGCGCCAACCTCGTCACATTCTTTGCAAACAAATAAGTTGCAATGCAGGTTTCCTTGTTTAACTTATCCTGAATCATGAGAAGTATCTTTTGAAGGATACTTATCATGATCCGCGAGTCTTCTAAAACTCGCTGCCATCTTATACAAGACAGGGAGTAGCACTTACTAAATAACACTCTAAAATTATTAAACATAATTAATTTTTTGTTTTTTACTTATTGGGGGAATAATATAATAATTATTTCCATAATAAGTACTAAACATAGAATTAACTATGCTTAATACTTAGAATGGTACTCGTAAGCACTACCTCTTGCCTTGCATGAGAACTCACCTAGACGACACCTTTCGTGGGGTGTCGAGGGGAGGCACTTGTAGCACAAGGTCATTGATCAATGGCGTTAATCAAACGCTACTGATTAATGATCAGGTTATTAGTGCCATATCATGGTGTTAACCACAACCGGCACTAACGCCTGGGTAGGAGGATTCCAACTACCTCGGTAAAGTGTCACACCATTACGCGAGGCGATCAGGACCCTTTTGAAGGTGCAAACCTTCAAAACGTCCCAGATCCGTAAGGATCGGGG